CACATACACAATAACTAACATATATGTCTCTTAGACCCTAAGTCAGGTTGAATCGAAACCGATAACCCCCCGTAGGGGGGTTAAAGATTCGGACGATTCGGACAAATCGAAGGTGAAGGACTCGAAAACCTATCGGTGTTCCAAACCTTCATGCGTTGTTTTTGCGAAAAGCCCCAATCATTCTTGCGAAGAATCCTTTGGGTTCGGGCGTTGGTTCATCAAAGTCATAACGCTCAACCATACCACCGCATGAACATTGGTCTCCGAACATCGGTCTGATGTTTCCATCTGTGTTATTCTTGATGTATTGGTCTGTGAAGTTCCAACCGCATCGGGCGCAGGCTATCATGAATCTGTGTTCCGTCATGTTTAATCGTAGGGGTATCACCCATATAAAGGTTTTGATTGCCGATAATATCAAAGGAGATTGAGAGGGCCGCAGTGCCTATGTTTTAGTCGGGTGCGACCCTCTCGGATTGAGTAAGGTGCGGTGCTCTCCTCTGCGGTTTGGCTATTTGCCTATTCCGTTGCGTTGCACTTTACTCACCGTATATACGGGGTTGCCCCCGCATTCGACGCTATGGTTAGCGTTGGTGGGCCTTCCACCCACACGGCCTTGTATTCTATCGTAGGGGTGTCACCCATATAAAGGTTTTGGTTGCCGATAGTATTATATAGGGGAGACCCATAGGACTAATCAGAGCGAATTGGGGCAATGTCCCCCCTTCGTTCTTCAATGCGGCAGTCCAATAAACGGCATGATTCGATACTTCGGTATCACGCAGGGGAGTCGTGAAGCCCCTGCACTCACATAAAGGTTTGAATTGCCGATAGTATTATATAGGGGTGGCCCATAGGGTAAAACATGCGCCAAGACACAGCAACCCGCCGCCTAACCAAAAGAGCAAACGACTTCTTAGGAATGTCATTCGGTCAATACATTTTAGAGTTCAGTAAAATAATCGAATTGCCAAACGGTGAACCTCACCTGACATTGAATGACAACGCCACTATGCAAAAAGCATTCTATGTATGGGTCTCAATTAACGACCGAGAAGCGAAGTTATTGGCTTACCTCGATGACAAAGCGGCTCGTCAGATGGATAACTGATTGGCGAATCGAAGTGTTGATGCCAAGTCCGCTGATAAGCGGCCGACCTCAAGCGTCATGAACGATGTTTCAGGTGTCATCTCCCAAGAGACAGCGAACAGTCGGTGACGGCCTGCAATCCCTTGAGATGATGCAAAGTCCATGACTTCACCTGCTCGCATATCAAACCGCTCAGGCAAACCTTCGACGGTGTATTGCTCCCTTGTTCGACCGACATTGGATAACTGCAATCGAGCAAATGTCTCCGCTTGCGTGTCATTCTGTATCGTTGAATCGTGTACCACTCGATGCACTGGTCGCTGTGGAAAGTTCGGAGAATCGGCGGTTGGGTACATGTACGATACATTTGCTTTATCGTTCTTGACGATGACCACATTGAAGTTCGTCAAATCACCTTTAGTCTTCTCGATATTGGTCGCATAGAAGTCTTGCGGTACAGCGGTTCTCGGCAGTCGTCCACCCACGAAGGGGGTCATCGAAGCGTCATCCACTTCGGGCAGTTCCCGAAGGTGAATGTAGCCCTGTCCGTCGGCATAAATCGTCATCGGCTTTGGTGCTACATTGATGAATCCGAGGACGACTTGAATTGCCTCCAATCTCGTCTTGCCCACGAGCGAAGTTCCCGACGGGATGGATACATTGCTCAGGGTACTAATGCGGCCGATAGGAGGGGCGTAGGCCGACCCGCCTATGATTTGCTTAATCATGGCCGCCGCATCACCCTTTGCTATCGAGGTGTCGGTGACTATGGTTTCATTCGTCAAGAATCCGAGTGCATCGAGGCATGTGATTCTGATTGTCCTCGCTCCTTCTTCTATGTCTGAAATGTACCCTGTGAAAATCAACGGAGGATTTGCCCAACCCCTCGGAGTCGCATACGCTTGAATCGTGTCCCCGACTTTGAACATGCCTGCACGCCTGCCTGCGATTGAGGATATTGACACCGATAGGCTACGGGGTGAATTGAGACGGTGTTCAGAAGCAATCGAGGTTATCCCTTGAATCGGCAACGACCCGTTGAGAACCACAGTCGGTGCTTGGGGTGTTGCTTCATCCACAGACATTGGCCCGTACACATTCCTGAACATCACCTGTCTCGACCTGACGAAGAACGCCTTATGCTTCCAACCGTTGCGTAGGCCCGTCAGGCGCATGCGTTTGGGCCTGTTGGTATATTGGAGACCTTCGGGGTTAAAACCGCCGTCAGAGAAGCCCAATTTGCCCAAATCGAAGGTCGGAGATGGCAGGATGGTCTGTGGATAATTGCCTTCGGTCGGCCCTGTGGTGAATGAGAATCCACCACGACCGCCACCGCCTCGGCGATTGACTATGTCGTATTTGTCGGGGAACGGAGATTTGCCGTGATAGTGGTAGCCGAATCCAACCGAGTTCGTTGTCATGTCACCGTGCAAGTGAGGGTCGAAAGGTCTCGGCGTCGATAGGCTCGTGTAGCAAGTCGTGACCGTCTTATCCAATTTCCATTGTCCGCCGAGTTCGTTTGGAAACGGGATTAGGCCGAGACCAAAGTCAGGAGGAAAGTGAACGGGTCGCTCCATCAATTCCTTTTCGTCGGCAGTGGCCTGCAACGCTTCGGGAACATCAATGCCTCGGCGTATCGACTCCTTGCGAGTCTCAGCCCATGTCGTAGCAACCCATCGTGCCACAGCCGTTCTTGGCCGTCGTGGGTCTTGCCCCAATCGTTCAGCCTCGTCAAGGAGAACCTTCGGTGGCGTGATAATCATGGGGTCATCAGACGGAGCACGGACGATACGAGAGTACCGCTCTGCCTCCTCACTCATGGCCTAAAGAGGCCGTATGCGGTTATTGAAGGTCGGGTCGCTTATGTTCGATGAGAGGTGCGTATGGGCCAATCCCCTGAGCAACAGCGAGAGCGTTGTCAGCAGGTTCGATAGTGGAGTTCGTCAGAACCAACGCCTCGACTACTTTTCGTAGTAAGGGTGTCTGTCGTAGGTCAAGTTCGATTGAGTCGCCTGTGTCTTTTATGTTGCTCATATTATGTCCTATGGGTCACACCTATATAACACTGTCGTCTATAACTGACGCTTTAACCATCGAGGTGCGTCTTGGATATTGTCTCTAAACCAAGACGGGATGAGGTGTGCGCTGTTGCGAGCAAACCGTTGCCATGCTCCATCGAGGATGAACAAATGACCCACATCGTCGGGAGTCCTGACCACACGACCTGCACCTTGTACGATTGATAGGGCGGTCTGCAATTGATACCACTTCTGACACGGTGCAGGGCAGGTGAAACCTGCTCCGCACAGGTCGCCACTGTACTTGGTCGGAGGCTCATACGGGCAGGAGGGAGTGTCCTCATGCACCGAACGCCATGCACGCTCGTCTTGCATCATACGCTCGGCGATAACGGGGTCTTTGGTTGGCAGGTACGGCACTTTTAGGATGCACAGGAACTCCGCCAATTTGCCCTTGAAATCGAACCCTTGAGTGACATAGGTTGAGATGAGTACGAGGTTGTCACCTTCGCCGCTAAAGAACTCGGTCAGCACTTCGTCCCTCGCTCTTGAATTGGAATCGTGAGTCCGTATCCTATCTCCGTGACCCAAGTCGATGAGTCCCTGAACGACCTCCTTGCGTATCGCATGGCTATGTGGCAGGATAACCCCTCGCTTGTTCGGATACTGTCGCAGTATCGCATCCAACGCCTTGACCTGCTTTGGAATCGTGTGCCGTCGCTTCGCCCATGACATTGAACCACATGGGACATAATGCACATTGAAGTTCTCCTTCGGGAATGGCGACTCGGTGATGTTGATGTAGAGCGTCTTTTGCTCTTCAAGACCCAATCCATGTAGGAATGTGTCTATGTCGAGTATCGTGGCCGATAGCATGATTCGTCGCTGTGAAACGCTCTCAAGAATCTCAGCCGCATATTCCCGAACCCGAATCGGTTTCAGAATCAGATAATTGCCCCATTTGTTGTTTTCAAATGACACATGAACATTGCTCGGTCTGTGAAGAATCTCAATTGCCGTTTCTAACTTGCTAACAGCGTCTCTAATGGCCTCGACTTGCTTCTCGGTCGTTCCCATGCCTAAATCCGCTTCGGCCTTAGAGAGGGCTGTCTTGGCTAATTCCTGACGCTCCTTCAATTCGGCTCTCCAATCCTTCGGGGTGAGGTGGTTTGGGAATCTCCCTTTGCCAAAGACGGTTTGCCATTCCTTAGCGGACAACCGAACCTCAAGCAGGTCGTGGATGAATCCCTCCATATCGTGTGCTTCGTCAATGATGGCGAACTCTCGCTGTTGGAAGTTCGTGAACCCACGAACGGCACGGAACAGATAGGCAGGGTTGGATAGTGTCAGACGAGCGTCCTCAGCGGCGAATCGTTGCTCGTAGTAGCCACATGGCTCTCCTCCGTCTTCTTCACGCTTGGAGTGCTTGCACGAGCCGCTGTTCTTAGACCAACAGGGCGCACCTTTGGCCGTACCTGACCTTGCCCAACAGTCGAAGTTAGAACGGCCTCTGACTTCGCTAAGACGGTGTCCGTAGTCCTTTTTGTATTGCTCCGTCAGTCCCAAAGAGGGTGTGAGGAGGTACGCTGATTGGAACTTATTCTGAATCGTCATGGCGATAGGAGACTTGCCAATGCCCGTCGGGGCTTGGATGACTATGTTGTCAAAGTCGTCGTTTTCCAACGCCCAATACGCTACGGAGAGCGCATCGTCTTGATATTTGCGAGGCGAGGGATGGGGAAAGTGCGGTTGTATCTCATCCCACATGTCAGGCAATTTTGCTTTAGAAGGAATGTTGATACGGACGACCGTCATACCCCTAAAGGGGAGACCCACCTATTTCAAACGAAGTGTTTGTATGAATCCCATGTGCCGTCATAAAATGCTTCTTCGACAGCCGAAAGGAGGTTTCTTCGGAATCTTCGATATTGTCTTCGTGCATGAGAATTGGCTTTTCGTTCGGTTGAGCCACGACGGGCAGGTATCTGTTCAACCTGTTCTCCGAGAACGAAGAATACAAGGGATTCTTTCACTTCTTCGGCGATTGCATGTTCGGTGTAGTCCATGTTTGTTAATTCGATGTTGGTGTAGTAAGTCATTCTTTTTCGCCTCTGTTTAATCGTAGGGTGCAGTCCTATATAAAGATAGCGGACAAAGGTTTCCTCGACAGTATATAAAGAATCACGGATTCTCTCAAAGAAACGATGTGCTGTTATCATGTCAGATAGGCCAACCTGCGACACCCAAACCTGTCGTGTCACCTTCACCGACTGTGGTGAAAGAGCCGCCCAAGTACGGATAGTACAATCTCGCTCCGCCGTGCATGGTGTTCATCCAAGACAGTTCATTGGTTGCCCATTTCAAATCGAGTTCACTTGCATCGAATCCCCAAAATCTCTGATTGCGTAACTGTGGGTTGGTGTGGGTAAAATCCTCATGTCCGTTCATCGACTGCGCCGAGCCGACAGGATACCAACCGTTAGTCGAATCGTAGTTCATAGATGGTACGGACAGCCATCGGACATTGATTGAACGAAGGACTTCATCGGCCTCTGTTGCGTCCTGTGAGAACTCAAATGTGGGCATCCACACTTCCATGAAGTGAGTCACTTTACCTGTCGAAGGTTCAAGGAATGTACCACCATCAGGCCAATCTCCGTCTCCCGTCACCACATATCCTCCACCGTCACCCTTAGCCGCAGGCGGGGTGGTTGATGCGTCACTTGCAGGTGTTGTAGCCCATTGAAGGGGTGCTATGGTTGCGTCTGTCACACCGTCTCTGAACAGGCCACCTACTATCCTATCAGCGTCCGCACCCGCAAGAGTGAAACCGAGAATCATGTGTAGTTCTCCCTTGCCATTGGTCGTCATTGTCATGTGTTGATAATCGGGGCGCACAGTCGCATTTTTGGGTATGAATAACGCTTTAGTGACACCTAATCCATTGGCCGATGTGTATTGTTTTGAGAATGGGACTGCGGCGTTGAACGAGTTAATTAGGACTGTTCGCCCTGCGTCGTCCTTGATTATCGTCACATAGGCACGGTTGGATTCGTCGATGATTGCATCGTAGTAAATGACATTCTGAGTAGGATACTGAGCCGCATTTTGCACACCGACAACATGAATCGCCTTGCTCAAATCGAATATGAATCGGCCCGCAGGGTCGTAACTGCCTGTTTCGTTTCGACCGACATTTGCGTAGATTGCGTTATGCGCTCTGTCGCCCAAAGTGCTCGCCGCCGCCGCCGCTCCACCTCGATAAAACACCATTGGTGTATCGTTGCCGATAAGGCAAACCTTCGGTTTGTCACAGTCAGTAACCTTGTGGTTCGTCGAGCCGCCATCATTGTCTGATGCGACGACTGGTTCGCTCGTAGTGGCATTGACCTTCGACCAAGAATTATCAGTCCACCCCGAAGGGTCTGAGATGTATGGTGGCAAAGGCAAAAACGATGTATCAGTGACCAATTTTGTACTGTAAATGATGTGCGTCTTAGCATCAACCATGCGACAAGCGAGGTGCAACCTATCGTTGCTGTCGCATGCCAATGAAGGCTCTCTCAAATCATACGATGACTGATTGCCAATGATGACTGCCGTGTGCTGTGACCAATCCCATTCATACACAGGTGACGGGTTATAGGAAACCAATTTCCTATTTGCGTATGTATAATACAATTTATGTTCCGCATTCGAGTCTTCAATTTCTACAATAGCGTGAATAGTACCTCTACTATCGGAAGCAAAGCAAGCCGAACGCAGGTGTTGGCTCACTCCGATGTGCGGGCCAACCTCGTCTTTTCCATCGTAGGCTGAGACTGATGGATTGACTCGCTGTGCCTTTCGATTCCAAAATAGGTCGTTATGCAACGGTTTTGAGTAGTGAGTGAACACTGGATTTTCGCCCATTCCTGTCTTACCTGACCGTTCAATGTTGA